GCTAGTGTTAGGGGGGTGTTGTTCACCTTACATCTTCTTACGCTTCGCCCTTAGCTCTGCCATAAAAGCTTTCGCCTCAGCCGACCCCTTTTCAAATCGACCTCTCTTGAGAGGCTTTCCGCTGCCACTTCCATAAGCAGGCGGTGGGCTTACATCGGTTGGTTTACTAGCATTGCCCTGTTTAATTCCGCCGTATTCTTTTACGAGCTCGTCGAAAAAAGATGCCATCGTAGCTGGATCGTGCTCCGCAAGAATCCTATTTGTCTTGGTCGACGTAAGCTTTCTGTAGATGCTATCATTCTCTTTTAACGTCTTACCACCTGCACCAGGCTCGTTAGAAGAAGGTGCGCCAATACGAAGACCTTTAAGATCAATAGCAGGAATAGCAGGGCTCCCGTCTTGCTTTGACGGTCTAAATGTCCCGTCCTCATAAAGAAAAATCTTTCGCCCAGTCGATGTAAATATACCTAGAGGTAGCTTTTTGCCGCCAAGCTCAGCTGCAACAGGCACAGCAACAATATTTTCTATGGCAGCGTCTGGTGCTGCAACAGGCGCAGGAACAATATTTTCTATGGCAGCGTCTGGTGCTGCAGCAGCAGCAGCGTTAGAAGGGGCTGCAGACTGACCAGGTGTTGCAAAGGAAAGAGACCTTGTAGCAGTGGGTGTCTGAGGCAACCGCTGTGTATTCTTTCCAGGGGTTATTACTCGTTCAAGTAGCTTTGCCGATTTTTGTACTTCATTCATTCTTGCAGGAGTTACTGCACGAGCAATTGCATTGAAGATTTCACGTGTTCTCTCGTCGGTGACCCTTGCATTTAGAATTTCCTGACCATCTGCTGAATCAGGAAGAGCCGCGACCTGAGCTATTAGCTTAGGTCGGGCTGAACGCTTTACTGACGATACCATCGCACAAAAGATTAGCACCAAACTTATAAACTGGGACTGTGAGATCTCGATTGCGCCTTGCTGTGCAAGTTTCAAGCTTTCGATCATAAATGTCCAAATAACCATCCCAATAATTCGAGCGTTGTCGCCTGAATTGTCGATTTTCGTTTGGGCTGCCTCCATCAAATCACGTTGCATTTCAGCCATCTGAGAAGCATTATCAAGTTCTTGATTTATTGACTCTGCGTCCACAGGAGGTAAAGAAAAAGAAGCGTCCTCTAAGTTCGAAGATGGAGCTTGAGGTTGAAGAGAACTCTGCGGTACTTGCGAACCTGCAAGTACCGAAGCTTGAGGTGGAGGAGAACTCTGCGGTACTTGCGAACTCGCAAGAACCGAAGCTTGAGCATTATCAAACTGCCTCGATTGATCCTCTTCGCCCTGATTAGCAGCTTCGGCTTGTGCACCAAGCCCAGTTGACGACAAGAAAGGAGAAACCCCTTCGGTAATCGGCGATACACTAGGGCCACCGGGAGCGGCAGGAGAAAACGGAAGCGGCGCGCCTTCAGGTGGAGGCGGCGGCGCAACTCCAGACACAGGCGGCCGTGGCGCGCCTTCAGCCAAAACTGGCGGCACCGCGCCTTCAGCCAGGGGCGTCGGTCTGTTGTCAAGTGAACCAAAGCGCAAAAGCCGAGCAGCTCTCAAACCTGCAGCATTCGGGTTCAAGGTTACAACGCCCGAGTCATCCAAATCAACGTCTTTGAGCATCTTGCTATAACTTGCATCCTCAGCATCCTGCACCGCCGTTTCGGCGGGAGCGGGTTTCTGTTCATCAGGCGGCAGCTCATACTTTGTAGGAGCAACAGTATTAAGCACACCAGGATCCGGCCGCATTCTATACTTTGCCGCAATACCCTCGTGAATGCCAATTTCACCACCCTGTGAAGTGTTTGTAAAGCCAAGGTGTATGTCTGCGCTAAAGGCACTGTGATGGGCCATGATAGGCAGCGCCCTATCAGAAATACGAGGAACAACATCGCTCCTCACGTGAACCAAGGGCGGTGGAGCCACATGGTAAAAACGATGGACGATTTGTACGTTTTCCTCCTCGGGTCTCTGGCCTCTATGCACCGCATTTGACTGCTGAATCAAGCCAGCCACACGACGCGAGGACGCGGTGGCAAAGTTCTCACTGCGGATTGCAACCTCTTCGGCCGCAAAACTACGCTGGGCCACCCTAAACCGACGTAGCCCCTCATCGGGGTCCATTTCTATGACGTTTCCTCGTGGGCTCTTGGATCAGAGTTTGGTCAGGATTTAGGATAAGCCATCGCCGCCCGAAAAGACGGCGTCATTCCCTGCTTAGCATGGAAACGGTTAAGAGATGCTTCGTAATCGTCCATACCATGACCTGCGAGACACAAGTTGGGGTTAGATCTGTGCAAATATGGATTTACACTTTAGAGGCCATCTTAGCTGCGTTACGATAATCCATCAAAGACATTGGTGGCCGAGATGCGGCCAAGGCAGCGGCAGCGGCGCCGCCGAACCCACCTCGCTTCATATGACGACGACGAGGCTTGCCGGTCTTGCTGCCATCTGCCATGCCCAGAAGCTTGCCAGCCAGGGCAAGCTTAGGATTTGAGCTATTTGCAAGCTTGTCAGCAATACCAAGCTGATTAGAAACGGCAAGAGCACTTGAGAGGCCCTTCTTCGCCATGTCGAAGAGGCCACGACCGCGAGCCTTCTTGACATGATGATGCTTCTTGTGGTGCTTGCCCATGGCGCGCTGCGAGGGAAGGCGCGGTTTTATTAGCTAGTGTGAGAAGCAACCCATACTCTAAATAACAAACGTTATTGGATTATTTGAACGGAGCCAGCAGTGGCTTTGTTCGATGCGTCCGGATTAACTGGAATTGTCGTGTCCATAGATCGAGACGGATTTATGATTCGGTCCATCCGACGAAGAGCGCCAAGGTCAGCAACAGGATTATCCTCCTCGTCATTATCACCGGCGAGTTTACGAAGGATATCCTTGAGTTCGACCTTGTCCGAAATCCGCCCCTTCTTGTCATAAAGACGCTTGACAGCAGAGCGGGTCGTCTCTCGCTGCATGAGGGGAACGCCCTTCACCATTACAGAGCGCAGAGCCTGTTTGAGCTTCAAACCAGCTGCCTTGCTGCTATATGTCTTAGGTCTATTTTCGCGGCGGCGCTTCTTTTCGGCTGCAAGCATTGACTGCTCGAGCGCCGACGCAGCAACTGCCTTCTTAAACCCCTCCGAAGTAGCTGTGGCATGGTCACGGTTTCGCTTTGCAACCGCCGCATGACGCATCTGCAAATATGCAGGGGCATTCTGCACACTATTATAGTTTGTAGATGCATGCATGAAGCCATTGATGTCGCGTAGCTTTGATGAAGCATGCGGGATCCCTGCATACAACCCACTCTGCCTTACCAGGAAATTCTGCGGTGGAATGTCGCCGTACTGCCTCTTCATCAAGGCGCGTGCAGGCGCGGTCTGGCCGTAAAACCCAGCGAACCTCTCCGGCGCGACATCACCAGGCAGACTTACCATTTTGTATTACCGTGGTCTACTCCGTGGAGGTTTTGGCGACTGTGCGAGGAGGGGGGTGAGTTGTGTCTTCATCCGTTTCGGACGCTCCAGCTGCCTCCTCCCTCTCTCGCTTGCGTGATCCGTGCTCTTGGGTATCTGTATGTAGAAGGTAGCACCCTGACTCGTACAAAACAAGAGAAGGAAATGTAGTGCAAAGAGCCACCCACCGGCTAGGCAGCTTTCGAATGCGACGAAGCTCGTCTGTGTCACAACCACCATACATGCCGAGGAGGTTGGTCATCTGCTTCATGCTGCATCCGTTAGGAAAGAGGACAAACTTGTGCGCCTCGCCCAGGAAAAGGCGCGTGCGTTTGTAATCAGTCAGGAGGTGAGATGCAACAAGCAGAGAGGCTGAGTTATGACGGCCAGTTGTGGCAATCATGTCAATTGTCTGTTGGAGCATGTCATGCAGCTCGGGGTTCTCACGCTGGAACCCTTCTATGTCATCAAAAATTGTCAGGGATTCAGAGAAGTGGTCTAGCGGTGGCGGGCCATTAAAAAAGTCTTGTGTCGCGTCCATGCGCTTTAGAAATTTTAGCTGGTCTAGTGTATCGTCGTGCTTGAGGTATGAGATAAGATAGATGTCCCTCTTTGGCCACAAAAGGTGGTAGCGCTGAGCAAAATTCTTGGCTGTGTGGCTCTTGCCACTGCCAGACTTGCCACCGACCATGATCACATCGCGCCCCTTCTCAAGGTTGGTTGGCTCAAGCGCGAAAAACTCGCCAGGGGGCAATGTCACATCTCGGGTGGGCACAATTGTGCGCTGCTTTGCATCCACCATCAAGCAAAGGCCGTCCCTCGGTGATGTCTTTGAATGCAAAACCGCAATTGGCTGGAAGGTATCATCGGAAGGGTCAAAAGACCCGATCTTCAACATCTTCGAAAGCCGACATTGACTGACAAAGGACAAGAATGGGCCTTTTCAGTGATACCAAGACGCCGCCGCCGCCGATGTTTCCGACGCCAACGCCCGTGACAACTTATGTCCGTGTTCAGCCTTTTGAGATGCAGGCCGCGGAGTGGTCGCTTAAGGCAATTGTGCTTTATGTTATCCTTCGTGACTTTTTCATGTACTTTGTGCCGTGGGTGATGCGAAATCTCTCTCAGTGGGTGCACGCTTCATTTCCTAAGGCCGAGAAGCTCATCACCGAAGAGCTTGATGAGGCCGCTGAGCAGGTGGTCGAGTCCGTAAGTGGTTCAATTGCTAGGGCTGCAAGTGGCACGCTGGCGCATGTTGAGGAAGAGCTGCTCGAAGCGGCGGCAAAGGGCGGCGCAGGGCTGGTGGAGAGGTTGGTCGGGGAGCTCTCGTGAAAGGCAAAACAGTCTTCCTCCGTAGTAAACGTGAGCATTTGTTTTTCTCGTTCGAGCACAGCGTTGACACACGAGGGCAGAAAGCGAGAGTGAAAGAATGTACGTGCTTGCTCGACGGTTCTGGTGGCAAACTGGTCGACATATGGCACATGAGTTACGAAAAATTGGTGCGGCTGCCAGACCACAAACCAAGCGCGAACGCAACGCACGCCAGGATGCAAAGCACGCAATAAGAGCATGCTTCCCTGCAGCTGGGGCATGTAGCGCGAGGGAATGTTCAGCTTGTCACTCGAGTATGGATGACCGGGACCCGATCGACGCCCGGCTGGGCATTTGTACTCAACAAGGTCTACCTCGTCGCGCTGCTCGCTCCACAGGAGAGCATCTGGACTGAAGCCCAGGAAGGGCCGCGTCGGGTCTCGTAGATGCGGTGGGTGTGCAAGCTCTCCCTTGTGCCCCACCTTGGCGAGAAAGGCAACAAAGGCTTCCTCGGCATGCTTTTCGTGCATGGATCCCCATTCCGTAAAGGCATTGCCATTAAAGCCGTAGCGCATGGGGTAGGTCTTTGTCTTCAAAAGGCTGTCTGCATTCTCGCTGGTGCCAGCAAAGTTTGAAGCCGTCACAGCGAATGCGCGTGCCTGGTGCCACTCGGGTGTTCGCTGCACGTTGCCACAGGGCAAGGCAAGAGCCGGCAGGACCACGCCATGGTAGATCGAGTCCGGTGTGACCGTCTGTGGCAACTTGGCTCGGAAGCTACGAAAACTTGCGTGGTCAGAGCCCTCCCATGGCATGGGGAACTGGGACCGGGGTTGAGCGCTAGGAAGGCTGTCCAGCTCAAATGGCCAATGACTTGCTGGCGTCTCTAAAGCCTGTGATGTCGCCAGAGCCGCGATTCCAAACTTCTCTGTTTGCGATTCGCACCTGTCAAGTGTAATTAGCCGCATCGTCGGCTTGCCAGAAGCTCCCTTTGCTGGGTACTTTGGCATGGCGTCGGTTGACGTTGACAGACGTCAGATCGTTGTTGGTTACCTTGTCTTGGCGAGCAAGTTAAAGGAAGAACACGACCTGGCTTATGCGCTTGACCTTTTTGACCACATCGACCTTTGTCGCAAGAAGCGCGACCTCGCTTTTGCCAAGGGTTGTGTTGTCGAGTTCCAAGCGTGGGAGAGGGATCGCAATGCTCACATCACTACACTGGCAGCGCTTTTAGAGGCAAAGGGTAGCGTTGCACGTTAAAAGGGAGGCGGCACCAGCTCCTCTTCCTCAACCGGCGGGCCAGCTTCCGCTGCCGCCACAGGCACGGCGCGCGATGCCACCACCGCCGCCGCCACGGAAATAAGGCTACGCGTGGTCACCACCTCTGCCTCGCGCCGCTTCTTGTGGCGAGACTCCTTGGCCGCTAGCCGGTTGCGCTCCTTTCGCACGGCGCACGTCTTGCACTGCTGCGGCAGCTGCATGCGCTTGCCCTGCTCGATGCCCTGCCGAAAGGCCTCGCGCACAGCGCTCTCCATGAGCGTCGAGACGTTCGAAGATGACGAGGAAGAAGAGGAGGAGGAGGACTCGGCAACGGGCGGCGCGCCTGCGCCCATAATGGCAGCCACGTGGCGCTGCACGGGCAGTGGCGCGGGCGCAGGTGGCGCGAGGCGCTGCGAATACGCTGAAGGCGCAGCAGCCTCCGGGCCGAAGCTGTCACCCTCGCTCTCCGAGTCATCACTTGGCGGCGGCTGCTGGCGCTTCCGTGCGCGCTCCTCCTTCTGGTGGCGGCGATGCAGCTCGTGGCCATGCAGGTAGTCCTCGTCATCGGAAAAATCAGGCGCCGGCTCGGCCGCGCGCGCCGCAATGTCGCGCTGCAGAGAGCCCGGTGACGGCTTGGCGCCGCTCCACCCGGGCCGCGCGCAAGGCAGCACAAAGGGCGAAGGGACTGTGCCTCCAGTAGGCCGGCGCCGCGGAGGAGCCACCAGCGGTGGTGGCGGTGGGCGCGAAATTGGCGGGCATGTAGGCAGTTGGCCGTCGTCGTCGCTCTCGCCCGTCGCAAAGGCGAACGCGTCAGATGACATTCTTTTTCGATTTAGATGTCGTTTGCGATGGATTCAAAAGCTTTTTGCCCGGAAACAAGTGGCCGTGTCTGCTGGCGCCGAGGACAAGGGGGAGGTGGGCGCTTGTGCAAATCGGCAGATGTTTTGATTTTCGGAAGTGTAAATCGAGAAATCCCTTTATTTTTCGGCTGATGTTTGCCGACTGTAAGGTGACAAGCGGGGTCGGCTTTTAGCGGGGTCTCTGAAATGGAGCCACGGGCTTTTGTGACCAATGCCCTGTCACGAAACATCAGGGCTACGCTACGCGCGCGATTTCTAGCGGAGGCGGAGCAAGCAGACGATACGTTCACTGTACGGTGCCAAAACGAGTGCTACGCCTGTCGCCTGAAGTCACGAAGCCACTGCGTCAATAGCTGCAAGAGTAGTGTCAACCCCAACAGCAGGGATGACAGTCTCCAAATTGTCGAGGTCCACTTTTCCATCAGTGGCGCTAGTGGCAGCGCTAGCAGTGCCACCAGTTGAACCGCCCTCCAACTTGCGCGCGCTCCCGAACTTGCCCTTCACCGCAATAAAGCCCTTGGCGTGCAGGAACTTGAGCGCGCCCTTGCCAGCCATATGCTTCTTCTTGGACACAATGCGCCCTGCCGCGTTCTTCATGAGGTCGTCCTTGACCAGGCGCCCGCTCGTGCGCTTGGCATTGCCATGGAAGACCTCGGCACGAGAGCCAACCGTCTTCATTTTTTAGACGTGGCTGACGTTGGTTGATGATTTACGATGCGTACCTGACGAGTTCCACGTCTAGCTGAGATTCGTCAAATGCTTACAGGCCCGAGCCGCGGTGGCGCTTGCCGGTCTGGTGGCCATACAGCGAGTCATGCGCAGCAGAGCCCTTGTTCAGGGCACTGTCCGCCATGTCAGCGAGCGACGCGCCAGCAGTGCCGCCATAGGTGCGAGCAAGGTTGGTGATGCCATACTGGTCATTGATCTCCTTGGCCTTCTTCACGGCCGAAAGACCCTTGTTCACAAGGTTCGAGGCGCTGCTGAAGAAGCCACGGCCAACCAGGCGTGACAGGTGCGTCTTCGACATACCCGACTCGCTCGTGGCCGCAGCAACATCCGCCATCTGCAGAATCGTCTTGCGGATTGCCGACTGGCCACGCATCGTCTCGAAGAAACCAGTATTGATGGCAATGACAGTGATCACGGGATTCCTGAGGTACGAGTGGTAGCCGCGGGTATTGTCAACAGTCACATTGACCTGGAAGGAGTAGTTGCCAAGGCAGCCAGGTGCCAGGCCAGGCTGCAGCGTGATGTCCGTACCCATGCGCAAAATGACCGGGCCGCCGCTGAGCTGCGTAAACGGGCTCTGCTGGACATAGGTACCAGCACTTGCCGCGGCGGTGAGAGGAAGCACTCCCGACGGGTACTGTGCCTGCGTGAAGCCACGCCACTGGTGCCAGTCCATGTCCAGGCCCGCCGCCACAGCGCTCTCATACAGGTTGATCTGCTGAAAGCTAGAGCAAAGGTTGCTAAAGTTGTCAAAGGTCACAGAGAGCTTGCTGATCGGCACATACTGATCGAGCTGCGAGGGGCCGCGCGTGTCAGGCTTGACGTAAATCATGACCATATCCGGGATCGACGTAAGCGAGATCGTCTGGGAGCTGATCGTCGGGTTAGACGACTGCAGAAGCTGGCCCGTGGAAAAAAAGTAACGAGGGAACTCGACGTAGGGAACAGTCGACACCTCCGGCAGCGGCACATCAACACCAGGCGTAAGGAAGGTGGTGTACAGCGTAGGCACGTTATTCGAGACGGTCGCGATGGACGGAGGGCCGCCCGACCACGGACCTGCTGAAGACGTCGTAGCTGCATACTTGACATCGGAGATGACCGAGCGAATATTTGAAGAGCGCAGGATGTTGCCGGTGTTTGGGTTCGCCTTGGTGAGGTCGTCGATGAACAGCGACAGAGACGCCGTCTGCTTCGACGAGTTTCCAATAAACGAACCACTCGTGACCACCGAAGGGTTCATGACCGCAGCGGTGGAGCCAAGGGCGGAGAAATTGAGAACAAACTGCATATTCGTCATGCCATAGAGACCAACAGACGCGAACTCGGCGCTGTCCGCCCAGATGAGCGGCGAGATAATCAGAGCCTCGGCACAGGACAGCGTGCCAAACACCGGCATGGGCACGCCTGCAGGCCATCCACCAGAAAGAGCCAGAACGCTGCCAGAAACTGCCACAGGGTTTACAGCAGTAATAGCAAAGACGCTGTTAGTCGTTGCATTAAGGCTATTCGTGAGGCCGTACACAGATCCAGGTGCGCCGAGAGCACCCGAAATGAGAGACGAGCAGATGGCAATCACGCCGGTGGAAGCCGTATTCGCAGAAGCACCAATTGCCGGCGCCACGGCCGTCGAGTAGTTGCCAGCAAGGGCATCATACAGACGAGCGCCAATCATGCTCATTGGAGGTGCGCTAACGAGGAGGGTAAGCGTGCCCGCAGTAGCGCCAGAAAGGCTCACCGTAAACGAGTTTGCACCCGACATGGACGTGAATGCAGCGTTCGAACCCGAAAGACCGCCGAGAAGATCACCACCCGGAAAGCCAGTGGTCCACACAGGCTGGTAATTCAGGAACGGAACCAGGGCACTGGCTGTCGCGTAGGCAGGCGAGGTCGGCAGAGTCACACCCGTCGAATACGAGGCAATGTAAAAACCGATGCCACCACCCTGTGCACTTCCCGAAGCTGCGGATGCCGGTACGAAGCTAAAAACCTTTCCGACATCGAGAAACGGCCAGATAGCAGCTGTACCGTTACCCTTTGCAAGAATGTCCTTCGAAACCGTGAGCTGAGCAGAGCACGCCTTGTCGCTAGACCACGCCAGCGGCCACGCACCGTTAGGAACGTCGCCATATCCATTGCTGACCGAGTACGTCGAGAAGTTACCGGCGCCATTCTGGGCGTCGTCGCGACCCCACGAGAAAACGTCGGCATTCGTCGGCGTCGTACGCTGCTTTAGAGTATCGCGCTGGGACGTCAGCATCAGCTCCTCGCGAAGGGTGTCGCCGTTGGTCGTGACCGTACAGTCGTTAAGTGTAGCCGTCATGTTCGTCAGGCAGCTCTGGATAGGAAACTGCGTCAGCGCAAGGTCCTTGCCTGAGACAGCGCTGCACCAGCCCGCCAGGGCGCCCGGGATGCCACCAGACGAGAGAGACTGGCCAAGATCCGTGCCCTGCGAGACGCCAGCGCCCTGCGAAGATCCAATCTGCGCATCAGGCACGTCAAACAGCACGTAAGAAGCAATTAGGAACGGATTCGATGCGATGATGGCGGCCTGCAGAGGCGGCGTAAATGTAATTGCCACCGCTCCATCAGCGCCTGTAGTAGTAAACGTGAGTAGCTGTGTACCAGGAGCAAACCCGGCGCCAAAGATGAGAGGCGGCTGTCCGCTTGCAATCTGTGCATCGATTGCTGTCTTTGTAGTTGCCTGAGTGGCGGCCACAGTAAGGTTGAGACCCAGAGTTGCAAAGGCAGACGTGGTAAAGCCCGAGCTACCCTGAACGTTAGTTCCAGCGTTACTTGCGCATGCATAGATTACCCTATACGAGGGACCACGCGGGCCGCTGTAAAAGACGCTTGCATTGAAGGAGAGAGGAGTTGCCAGGACGATCTTGCGGTCGATAAATACGTTGAGCGAGGGCACAAGGACCTGGAAAGTCATCTGCGAGGACGAAGCGGCAATCGCCTGGAACGGTGCAACAGACACAGAGAGCGCACCCTTCTGCACGGCATACGCCGGCTCATCCTGCATGAGACGGGCATCCGTGACGGCAATCTTCTGAATCTTCGACATCTTTCCCCTGTTGGGCTACGCTTTCAAGGCAGTGTTGTGACGAGGACACACGTTCACAGGGTTTACTTGCGCAAAAACGACCAGCGCAAGTATGCAGATCCTCCATCCGAAAGGACCAGTGGCCGCAAAACGTTATTCGTCTTTTGGCGCAGAAAGAGCTGGTAGTCGAACTGGTTAAAAACACGGCCACGTTGAAGCTCCATGACCACTGGCGTCTGAGGATCAAACAAGATCTCTGTGCGATACTCGAGACCACTCTGCAGATTAGAGAGAGGCTTGATATTCATCTCAGCGATGATTTTTAGCGTGTTCCCGTTTGTCTGGACGTTGACTGGTATGCCAGCGTCATTTAGCTGGAAGAGCGGCGTTGTGTAGTCCGCCTCGACTGGAACGGTTCCGCTTTGCACCACAATGGCATCAAACGGCTGCCACATGTTTCCGATGGACGTGTAATCTTGAGGAAACGTGTAGATGTAGGGCACTGTGCCACCCAGGCGGCCATAGGGCAAATACGATGCGGATAGACCCACCGAACCCGGCGTGGTTGCCGTCAATGGCAAGGGGCTCTGCACTGCGAGACCTGCGTTGATTGCCTGTGGAACATAGCGTACATAAGACGTTGTCAGATTCGTTCGCGGGTCAAAGTAGTTTAGAAGAATGGACGGCCAATTGCCGAAGAGCTGGTGGAAGTAGTCATCTGCCTCCACATTCATCTTTTCGTCAAAGGAAACGCCAGGACGCCTTGCCACAACATAAGGGGGCGTGGTCAATGCATTGGTGCCTGTGATACCCCATGAATCGCGAGCAATGTCGTTAAGCGCTACATTGTAGTTCTGCTGCTGTACAGAAAAGCCACTGGCATAGTACGAGTCATCAATATAACCGTAGTATCCATCGTCAATATTTGCGCTCTGCGTGCCTCCGAAGCCGTAGCTGTCAAGGTTTAGAGTAAAAAGGTTGGTTGACGAATTAAAGCTGATTGTCGGAGCGTTCGTAGCAACCGCAGGGATGGAAAACTGAATCTGCGTCAAATCTCCATTGTTCGCAAACCCCAGAACAGACGTCCATCCGTTGGCACTCGACCCTGACGTAGGCGGCGGACCCGTGGTTGTTCCCGTGGCAGTGGCGTAGTACGTGTTGGTGCCGTTAGAAATGGTCACGACATCTCCTGTGAGGTAGCCGACCTTTCCGTCAACGAACGAGTAGTTGATCGCAGCGCCGCAGCTAGTCCATGCTGTTGATGCGTCAGACGGGACCTGGTTGCTGTTTGGTAACGTGCATGCCCATGCCAAGCCCTGAAAAACAACAGCCTGATTCAGGACATAACTAGTAGACGACGACCACGGATATACCGCTGAACAGTTCAAAAGACAGCTCAAATTTAGCTGCCGCGTGAGACACTGCTCAGTGAAGATGTTTCCAGCGTCGAACTGGTCCCAGATGCAGCGCTGGAATGTAGGGTTGATGCACTGGTTTAGGAAGTGCTGGTAGGAGTAGCAGTCAAAGTACGTCATTGTCTGCGGGTTGCCCACGTCAAGATCCTGCGGAGACGGAAGACGGGCATTTGTGTCCTCAGGAACCCAACGCATTGTCTTGTAGCTGTACATGTTAATGGTTGAGCGGTAGCCTAGCTGGTACGCGCGCGGCGTGAGCACCGTGCTTGCAGCAGGAACCGTGAAGACCTGGCCAGGCACAAAGCCCAGAAGCTTGCACGCCTGCAAAATGCCGGCCTTCGATGCAGGTCCGTACGTACGTACCCAGTGGTTGAATTGGGCCTGGCCCGACGGAAGCGAAAAGTCAAGGTAAAGGCTCTGCGACGCGCTTGCATTGGCAAACGAATACTGCTGGGTCATGGACGCAGATGGTGACGCAGTCGGAGACGTCACCGTCACTGAAAAGCCAGCCGCAGCCGTGAGCAGTGTGGAAAGGCGCGACGCCACTACAGTTGCACGGCAATCATACGAAACGCCGAGCGTTGAAAGGTCGACTGCTCCATACGTGACCTGGGTCGAGGTCGGCGTTGCGCCTGGTGCCGTTGTAATGGTGTAAAACGGGATCCAACCGAAATTCGGGTAGGCCGCATACAGCCAGTCTACATCCGTCTGGGGGCCGATTGAGACCTTGTTTGTTGTGTAAACCGGGCCGGTCCACGTGTAACTCAAGCCAGGCTGCGCAGTTGCCTCCCACATCTGCATGCCATTCTCGGTAATGAGCTTCGAGGGGCGCGCCACAAAGAGAGGAATCGATCCTGAGCTTATGCTTCCTCGCACAAGCGCAAGCTGGTAGTCATCGGAATTCCCGACGAAGGGGCGCGTGCGCGTGTCAGAAAAGACTGCGAAACGGCCGTGCGCCCCCTTGTCTGTGACGCCGCTGTCGTAGGACGTCTTGCACGAGATGTTTGTGTCATAGTGAACAGTACCGTCACCACTCCTAGTCACGACACCTGCGCTGATCATTGTCCCATTTAGGTCGCGCTTATACATCCTGTCTACTTATGCAAGAACTGGTACGTGTAGGCAGTCACCTTTTGATCTGGCGTCCCAGGGCCGCTCTTCAAGTGGGCAACAAACTCCTCCATGGGCATGTCCGTATTCATGATGCGAGCTGCAGCGTAACGGCCGCAAGTTGAAGCGTCGTCGTGCTGAAGCTTGGTTGTATTGTGAATGACTGGCTTGCTACCCTTTCCTATCAGATTTTTAAGTAACGGCGTCAGCTCGTTGAACTTGGCAAGTTCGTCCTTGGTCATCCAACTGCGATCGCCATCAATAGCAGTCTGCGGGGCGGTCGGGAAGGGTGGTGAAAAGATTAGTGGTGATTTGAGGTGGTGAAAGGGTGTGTGGGTGGCGAAATGTTTTTTGCCTGGTAGCGAGCAAGTGTTTCGAGGTGAAGTAATAGAGGCGACCAGCCCCCAGGACCGTTCCTTAGCTTCACCTCGAAACACTTGCTCCCTGCCAGGCAAAAAACATTTTACCACGCACACCACAAAACACCACTCATAACCACTTTCACCATGCACCTACCCCGAAGCTGTCAAAGACCTCGATTTCGTTTGGATGGTTAAGGACTGTGAGCCAGTGGCCAGTGTCATTGTCATCAGTTAGGAAGAGGAGGACTGCGGCCTTGCTACCGTTAAACATTTGGTCGGGATTTGTCATGTGGGCCAGGTCAGGATAGCGGTAGATGGGGACCTTTCCAGCAATCTTGCGGATGTCATCCTCCGACAGCGGGTACTCTGCCACCTTGCCGTGCGGGTCAAACAGATCCGTCCGCTGTCGTTTTGCAGATTTGCCTATCCCCGACGCACTGTCGCTGCTGCTGCTTCTGCTGCTTCCGCTGCTTGAAGTAGACGTGTCTGAATCATATCCATGTAGCATTAGGCTCCTGTAATTTGATCCGCTTCGTGGCATCCCCCGTCCATCTGCTGCTTCCATCGCCCTGCGGCTAAGCCTCTTTTCTCTCTGGCCTCGGCGTAAGACATAGTGAGCAGGCGGAGGCGGTGGCGGTGGCGGTGGCGGTGGCGGTGGTGGCGGCGGCGGCGGCGGTGGCGGAGGCGGCGCGCCACCAGGAGGCGGTGGCGGCGCGCCACCCCCTGGACGAGGTGGAAGCGGAGGAAATCCGGGGGGTGGAGGAGCGGGGAAGCCATTAATCTGTGTGTTCGGCATTCTGAACCGCTTGAGGAGCCAGCGATACCCACTCAAATTGCCTCTTGCGCTCTTAAGGAAGTCTCCATTGAGCTGACCGTTTGGACGTAAAAGCTCATTTAAGTCAAAATTCTCTTCGATATTACCGAGCTGATAGGGCACATTATGCTGATCGCCTGGGCCACCGGCAAATCTGTACGAATTCTGTCGTCTCTTGAAATCGGTAATTGCGTCTACATGCGCTCGTGTCATGTAGTCAAGCTGTCCGGACGTTTCATCGTAGGGTGCAGCATTAAAAGCAGCTGTGGGGATGCGCCTCGCGTATAAACCACCCGGGCCAGGGTTCGGTCTTGCGTTGGGTGCGCCGACGGCAACGCCTGGTGGAAGGGCGACGGTGTGCCAGTATCTGGCATTCTCGCCAATAAGGCGCTGAACAAGAGCTGCATTGCCGGGATGGCCAAGACGTCCGCCGTTCATTTGGCCACGACCTAGCAAGTGGGTGCGCGACACCTGTGCATTGCGCTGAGGCTGTGCATTGAGCGGGCCAGCCGCTCGCTCAAATCCAGCATCGTAGGAGGCTGCGCCTTCGGGCTGCTTGTGGTGCGACATGGGAGGCTCGGCCATGCGCGCATCGGCAAGCTCGCGCCGCGCGTCGAGCTCGGCGCGCGGTCGGTTGTTGTGGGCGGGATCAAATGGCAGATTTCGGATCTGCCGATCTGCCATGGTGGCCTTCCACGTCCGAAACCGCTTGATCAACGCCTGCTGGAGCACGTATCGGATCTTGTAGACACTTCTTGGGCTCAGAGGACCGTGGGGGCCATCCGTCAGTGGATTGGGCACCGCTGGCGTGCCTTGGCGAATGCCTCCGTTACGGCTAAACATGGTTGCATAGGTGCGGCGCGTGCGCATGAGGGCATCTAAGGCTTGCTGTTGGTCATAAATACGCGGATCTGCCATTTTCTCGTGTACCTTGTTTGTGGCACGATGTCGTCGTTTTTTACTGTGACGTCAAGCGGTCGCTGGCTACCTCCGTCAAAGAGGCCGTTAATAGGTTTTGCCCCTACAAACTCTTCAGTGTATGCGCAAACATCACCAACTGGTAGTCCTTTAGATGTGTTTCATGCTCAATACTTGAAGACACCTTTGACAGCTACAATCGGCAGTGACCCGCCTCAGCTTCAGTTCCTGACCTTTTCATGGTTGGGAGGGCAGGGAACAATCAACTCTCGGCCTACATGGACGTGGAAGTCAACGGGTGCCCCGGCTTCGTCCATCAAGTACACGATTCTTAGCCAGGGATATATTGTTATTGCGAACGGCACACTGGGTGGAGGCGTAACAACGGTTGGTGCAGGATCGTTCACCAACACTCAGATTGGATATATTTTCCAGCTCGTTTTGGTGGCATCAAATTCTGGTGGTTCAGCCACGTTTACCTCGACTGTGCAGTACAACTCGGATGCGAGCGCCGCCTTTAGTTCCTTTGCGTGGGCGGGGGGCATTGGGACGCTGACTGCCCAGCCGACATGGACTTGGACCATCGCGAGTTTGAGTAGCCCGGTTTCAGTGCCCGACACACTGACCTATCAGCTGTATGCGGATACAAGCGCAACTCCGACAACGCTTATCCTGACTGGATCGCTTCCAGCAGGCTATGGAATCACACCGGCCACGACGAGCTTCGCATTCGCAGGGGCAACGCTCCTCAACAGATATTACAAGCTTAATCTCTACTGCAATGGGACTTTAAGCTTTACAAATACGCAACAGAACCTTTCAAGCTTAACTGTGCCTCGTTTCACGCTTGCGTCCTTCATTTGGGGTGGTGGACAGGGAAGCACCTCTTCGACACCAAAGTGGACATGGGTAAGCGCAGGCGGTCAGCCGGACACAATTACTGCAACAATTTACGGTGATGCCTCGGCAACGCCAACAACACAGCTTCTCACACAAACTGGCGACAGCACGTTCCTTACGCTTGGCTACTTGGGCTCAACACCTGGCAATTACTACTACAAGATAATAATCACTGGAACAAACGGAATCGGAACTTCAAGCCCGCCGCTTACAGATACGGAGCAAAACGTGGTCGTTGCACCCACTGTAGCGCTCTCAAGCTTCGCCTTTGACGGTTCGCTAGGCAGCACAACAGCATATCCTCATTGGACCTGGGCATATGGCGGTGGGCCGATCACGTCGTACTCGTGGACCGTGTACGGGGACACATCTTCGACACCAACGACTGTTCTCGTTTCTGGAACGTCTTCAATCACAGATTACCAGTTTGTCGGGGCAACCGTCGCAGGCTACTACTACCGAATTGTGGTTGCTCCGTCGAATGCGGGAGGCACTGCAAATTTGGACGATACGAGGCTTAACTTGAACCCACCGGGCGTCTCAATCACAGCATCATCGATTGGCACGGGAACTGCGGCTGCGCCGTCTGTAACGGCCTTCACCAACTATGGTGCAGGCTATGCTGCAGCAAGCTTGGCATTCAAGCTTTATGTGAGCAAGGGCACTTCAGACCCAGGCACGGCACCGACGGGTTACAACTTAGTCGTGACGTCAACCATCACCCCGACTGGAAGCGACACCTTCACGTATTCGGGTGCTACGGTCATTGGCAAGTACTACCGCTACATTGTAACAGCAACAAACGCCGCTGGGTCGACCTCAAGCCAGACGGTTTCTTTCTTGTGTGCTGCGGCATAATGCTGCGAATTCGTATCCCACCTGGTTTTATTGAAATTGCAGAGGAGGCTGAAGATGGCGGGACCTTTGACGCGAGCCTGGCCACGATCTTAAAGCTTCTCCAAAAAGCTGCGAGGGAAGGCAACACGAGGCAAACGCATCTCCTGACTCTTTCGTTGCACGCCTTTTTACACTTCAAGGGCGGTCATTATGCTCTTCCTACGGTCCGCGCGGCGCAAGGGAGGCTGCAAGACGCTTCAGAGCCGGCGGCACCGGCGGCAGGTGGGCGAGGAGCGGATCAACCTCTGGATCGACAATGATGCGCTCGGGAAGCTCATAGGCGTCGCGCGTCTGCATCCATGCGGAGCGGAGAGCGGCGAGGTCGTCAAGCTCCTCAACAAGCGAGCGGGGTGCGATGCAGAAGCCGGTCTCGGTGATCCAGAAAGTCCAGCCGGCCTTGTCAAAGACGTCCTTTCGCAGCATGGTGTCGGTCTGCAGCGAGCTTGAAAGGACGCACCGCGAGTTCTTGTTGAGGATGAAGCGGAACTGGTAGGGCACGAAGCGAGACGCGACGGAGCGCAGAGGGACGCAAAGATGCGCAAAGGACTGGAAGAGCACAATGTTCGAAGGCGGTGCATTCTCGTCATCAAACCCTTCGAGCGAAAAGTGCATAAGCTTCTCGGGACTGGCAATGACCTCATCAAGGAAGGCTTCCGTCATCTTGGGCAGCATAAACTTTACCCAGAAGGCGCGACGCGCGTCCTCATCCTTCACGCCCTGGCTGATCTCCTCGCGCTGCACGCCAACGGCGAGACCGATGAAGTGGTTCGCCGTGGCAATGTCTGAGCCAACGTTGAATGACATTTTATGTCGTTGGTTGGTTGTCGACAGGGGTGAGACGAGAGGTTTTGTTCAATCAAACTCATCCTCGCTCTCTTCGTGCAAAGCTGCCGTGTTCATCTCGTCAGCGCCAGCGCCTGCCGCAGCAACCTCGAGATCCTCCTCGAGGCCAGGCATCTCGTTCATGGATGACTTGTCAAGGCATGCTTCGAAGTAGCTCACGAGCTTCTCTGTCTCACTGTCTGGAGCCGAAGAGGATGCGGCGGCAGAGCCCGGGGCCTGCGTCATCCAATGCGGCGGCATGCCAGGCCAGGTGTTGAGAACATAGGGAAACTGCTGCAGGCTAGTCTTTGTGGCCATGATGGGGGCAAGGAAGATGCGCGCGCCAAGCTTCTCTTCGCTGCTGTTAAGGATAATCTCCTTCATGCGCATAAAGAAGATGGCATCAATTGGACTGCAGTACTTGATGTCTGGCTGGCTCATAAGCGTGGCTGGAACCTCAGTGAGCGAGAGCTGCCAGTCGACGTTAGGCTCGGAAAAGAAGGCACAGTTTGCCTCGCGGCGGTGCCCAGCAAAGTAATGCACAGCGTCCTTGGCCATCTCGAGCATCGCCTTGATGTCGTCCTCGTTAAGCGACGTCTGCTTGGACTGGGCCATGTCAACTGACGGGTGACTGACTACTTTCGCATCGAGCGCAGATGGGCCATGAACGCTTTTGTGGCTGCTGTGCCCTTCTTAAGGTGCATAAACTTCCCGGTGCCATGTGCGGTCTTGGCAGCTTGCTTGAATTGAGATGCGGAGGGTGCGCCCTCGGAGCCAGGCTTGCGCATCTTTTCGTGCGAGCCGTGGGCAATTCGCATTTGCTTGGCATGAATGTTATAGTACAGACCATGCTTTGGCTTGCCATAGGCTCGCCGCATGCGCGAGTTCTTCATGAACTTGCCATCGGGCATCTTATGATAGCCGCGCATTTTGTGTGATGCAAGTCACAGAAGCTACCTAGATAGTATCACAAGGAGCGTCCAGACAGTAGAAGATGCCCTACACTATTGTGAAGAAGAGAAACACGCACAAGTTTTTTGTCAAGAACAAGAGCTCGGGTCACAAATTCAGCAAGCAGCCCCTCTCGCTGTCACGGGCGAAGGCGCAGCTCGCAGCGCTCGAAATCCACGCGCATGATTACAAGGGAAAGGGTCGCAGGATTAAGTGCGCACCGAGACAGTGAAACCTTACTCGTCCTCCTCCTCGCCCTCGCAGTAGATGCGCGCAGAGCGCGAGAGGGCGCGGAAGCTGCTGCTTCCAGTAGCCTCGTCGCTGGCAGAGCCACTGGCGCCTGCGCCACCGCCCGCGCCGCCGGTCATGCTCCGGCTGGGTGGCGCCTCGGCCCAGCGCAAGGCTTCGGAGGCCTCGGAGGCGGCAATGGTGATGCGGCGCTTGGGTGCAGACTCTGCAGGCTTGTCGAGCATCTGAAGCAGGTTGGGCGCGGAGCGCGCGAGGGCGGCCGGGTTCGCCGTGCCAGTCTCATGCGGGTCGCGCATAAAGCCATCGGGCTTGAAGCGCTCCTCGTCGCCGCCGCCGGCCGCGCCGCCGCCGCTCGCGCTCGAGTCGCAGTTCTCGAAGATGACATGCTCGGCGGCCAGCGTGATCATGAAGCCGCCGCCGACGTTGGTCCAGTAGGCGGGCCTGAAAAGAAGGTGGTGGATGATGACGTTGCGGCCCATATCGCCCGGCCCGACGAAGCGCACGTGGCCCGCGCCCGCGCCACTGCCGAAGGAGAAGCTCGTTGGCAGGTGCGGCAGTGTGTCGCGCACGATGGGCATGCTCTTGCCCTGGAAGTCGGCGGCCGTGTGGCCTGTGACCATGGAGAAGCGCGTGGCCTTGGATGGAAGCGGCGCGGTGCAGGCGGACCATATGGCGCTCTTGACGTAGGGGCCGCGCGCGCCGTCGGCGGTGACCACGGACTCGATCTCCATAGAGCGGCCGTTGACGCGAAGCTTGAGGCGGCCATCGTAAAGCGGCTCGCCGCTGGGGTCAACAGGCGCGAGGCGCTTAGAGCGCTTGAGCGAGATGGCGCCTGGGTTCTTTTTAAGGTACTCGCCCTCGGCCGCGCCAAAGAGCTTGACGCCGTTCTCGACAAGGAAGCGGTCGAACTCGGTGTCGAGCGTGTCGAGGCTGGTCCAGGTGCGCTCGTCGAGCTTGACCGAGAGCGTCAGCTTGTTGGCGTTCTGGATGGTGGCGAGCGTGGTGCACTCCATGGGCATGTCCACGGCGAAAGCCTTGAGCGGGTTGTTGCCGGCCGTGACGAGCTTGTACGAGGTCTTGTCGGGCACCGTGTCGATGTAGCCGATGCGGTCGCCGGGCTTCATGAGCTTGAAGCTGATGTTGTCGCGCCAGTGGCTCGGCAGCGCCTTGACGGTGCCACCAGCAGAGTAACTCATTTTTTCCGGTGTATGACGGCGGTTGGTCAGATGACGCGTAATGTGACAGTCGGCTGACGTTCTTGAGAGGCAGTTTTGAGTCAAGTGTTGGGCCTACTCAAGCCAACCCCGCTTTGAGCACCCTCGTTTTCAGGCGGGTCACGCAGCACAATGGTTGGTGTTGTGTCTTCTACATCCACGGAGCTGGTACACCGTAACCCACAGCAGACAGAGCGAATCCTCTTGTGGTTTGCGGCATTGAAAAAAGGAACCACAAACTTATACACCACAAACAACACAAGAGTGAACGCTGTCCCTACACCACCCGCAACCACTGTCTGACTAGAGTCGCCCATTCTCATGCGATAACGAATGGCGGCCGCTGCTGGTGCCCCTCCAGCCGCGCCACATAATCCCAACGGTACAAATGATGGCATCGCCTCTGGGTCGCAATTTGATGCATCTGGACGAGACATTACAATGAGTAGTAGCGGTAAATATCCGGTTCTTGTAACTACAAAGCGAGGTACCATTATTTATGATCTAGGCGATTATGTCGCGAAAAGCTTTCCTTCGGTTGAAGCGCTAAAGAAAGAGGCAACGCAGCAAGCAAAGGTTGCCGCTGCTGGATACGCCCCCCAACTCATTCACGAGGAAACGATCGACGGAAGCCCCTGTCTTGTCATGGAAAAGGTCACCGCTCTTAAAAAGGTCACCCCTTCTCAAAAGGAAAAATTTATTCAGAGAGTTGCAGGTGCGACTGGTATTGTACAGCGAGACGAAACTGGAGATAATGTCATGTTCGGCACCACAGTACACAATCCTGTGCCCCAACTGTATCTCATCGATTACGGAATAACCGATGAGGTCATGGCGGGATCAGGTAAGAAGGCCAAGAGGAAGCATCGCCGCCTCCGTGGCAAGGGGCCATTTGACTTTCTTGATCCGGCCAAGAATGGCCTCAATGAATCTATTCGCCACACTGGCGAGGTCCTTGGCAATGCATTCGATCCAAACAAGAATGGCCTTGCTGCGGCTGTCAATGCCGCCTCCGACAAGCTTAAGGCAGTTGACTGGAATGCTGTGAAGAACAAGATTGGCGATGGCTTGGATCCAAAAAAGAATGGCGTCAGCGCGGCATTCGACAAGTTCGGTGGTGATGCAAAGAAAGCTTTCGAGGATCTCGGAAACAAAATCAAGGAGTCTGCGCAGCGCGACAAGGCCAAGCTTGATCAGGCCTTTGCGCCCTTTGTTCGCGAGTTTACGAACCCAGACAGCGCACTGGCCAAGTTCGTGCAATCCGCTGGAATTCCTATTTCAGCGGATGATTGGAAGAAGAAGTTTGAGGACCCTGACACGTACTTTACGATTTTGAGCGTGCTGGTGACTGCGGCGGCGTCGGTTTGCTCTGCCGGGCTTGCTGGTCCTGGCGTTTTTGCTGCAACCCAAGCTCTTATCGCTGGAACCAAGCTGCTTACGAAGGCTGCTATGGGCAAGCCGATCGACCCCATGGATATCGCAGGCGTGGTCACGTCAGTTGTCCCTGGTGCTGGTGGTGGTACCGCAACAACGTGGCTTAAGGTGGCAACCTCTGCGGCTACAAAGGTTGGCACATCGGCCGTAAAGGAGGCAGCAAAGAACGTCATCAAGTCAAACAAGGATGGTCTGATTGAGATGGGTCAGACCCTGGCAACCATGTCAAACGCGGCAGCCCCAGCGCCACCTCCTGCACAGGATACCAACAAGGATGTAGAGGACGATGACGATGGATTGCCACCTGCAGCTGCCGACGATGCGCCGGCCTATGACCCGCACCAGTACGATGGACCAGCGGAGGGTCCTAAGGAAGAGGAGGAGGTTGACACGAGGACGCCTGAGCAGCAGGCGTCAGATGCAGCTGCCCAGGCAGCCGAGTCTTCGCGTCTCCAGGCAGCTGCGCTTGCCGAGTCCCAGGCGGCAGCACAGGCAACTGAGGCTTCCGGTGTAGGTAGCGTCTCTTTGGAGCCGCCGCCTGCACCGTCTGCGCCTGCGCCACCTCAGGTGCAAGTGCCAGCTGCACCAGGAAGCACTCTTGCAGCAACCCAGGCAGCAGACCTTGCGACTGCAAATGCACCACCACCTTCGCAGTCGCAAATTGATGCAGCGGAAGCTGCTTTTGCAGCACAGGACGCGGCTGATGCGGAATATCTACGAACTGGCATTCCTCCGATGAGCGGTGGTTCCATGTATTCGGCCCAACATCCCTTTTTCCACATCAAGGCGCGTGCGGCGCGTATGGGGCGAACTGCTCGCCTTGACACACTCGACCCGTTCTTCTTTGAGGGCACTGTAGATGGACGTCTTGCTGGCTCAGGAAAGCGTAGCCGCGATGAGCTCGGCTCATCCTCCTCTTCTTCTTCTGAGGCAGATACTGAGTTTGAGTATGACAGTGAGAGTTCTAGCTCTGGCGAGGAGTTGCCACCGCGTTTCGACTACACTAAGTACTTTGTGCGTAAGCGTAAGTAGTGTGCACGCTACTCCTCATCCCAAGCAGTTCCCGAGCCAGCGCTGGCGCTTTTAAAGCGCGGCTGCGCAAGGAGCTTGTCTCGCCGTGCCACCATGTCGTCACGCTGCCGCTTTTGGCCGGCAACGCGCTGCTCCTTTGCCTCCTCTGCAGCCTCTGCCTCCTCTGCCTCGACCTCGGCCTGGTCAGCCGCCGCGCGCTCGGCCGCCTCGCGGTCCTTCATGAGCTTCTTGAAGAGGTCCGCGCCCGAGGGCGGTGGCGGCGGAGGCGGCGCCGCGCCTGCCATTGAGTGGGCGTGGAAAGGCTGCGACGGCGAGAGCACAATGTGCTGCACGCGGTCGGCTGACCAGACGCCCAGCGGCGGCGCGTGGTTAGAGAAAAACACGACGTGAGGCACCTTAAAGACCTTCAGCTTGGACTGGTACTTGGTGCTCACGAGCTGGCCATTCTTCAGCTTCTCGGCCACAGTATAAAGGTCCTTGAGCTGCAGCACGTCAACGGGCCGCGCTAGGTCGAAGATGGCAATGGGCTGGCCTGTATAGGCGAAGGCACAGTCCGTGATGCGTCCGTCAAGCTCGATGGCGTTCATGGTGCGACAAAGGAAGGTCGAAAGGCGGCTCTTGCCCTCGCCACCCACGCCATCCTCGACCCAGTAGATGTGGCGGTCATGCACTGGCCCTCGCAAGATCTCGACAAGGCACGACTGCCATGGCCGCAGCTCAAAGTCGTCGCGCTCTGGCACCTTTGGCACCACAAGGTCGGCCAGCTGCGTGATGCCACTGGCGTAGCGGACAAACTGGCCTGGGAACCTCTCTGCCACCTGCCGGATGCCCTCCATCGGCCCAAGCTCACGCAGTACCTCGCGGATCTCCTCGAAGTCTGTCCGCTGGCCAGGCGCCGCGCGCACTGCAGCGCCATGCGCCCAGCCTGCGCGTGCAATGAGCTCGCCATGCGGCACGGCGCGCCGCGCCACGTCCATGTGGCGCTCGATGTGCTGCTTTCGGTCTTTCAAATAAACGGGGCGGCATCCAACGTTGCGCGCCCAAATCTTGAGCGCGGCCTCGCCCGAATCCTCATCATCGTCGCCACCGGCGGGTAGCGCCTCTGGCTTGGTGGTGAGCCACTCGCGCATGGCCCCGGAGCGCTGCTGGCTTGACAGCTCAAGGTATGCTACAAAGCAGTACCCGTCACCCGAGCCTTCAAGCTGGCCGACGCCAAACGTCACCAAGTCGGCAAGCTCACGCGACATGGCGGGTGGCGAAAAGTCATCGAAGTCTGTCTCGATCGAAAAGCACCACGCACGCGACAGGCCACTGCCCTCGCCCTTGGCATGCTTGTGGCTTGATGACGACGAAGAAGACGACGACGAAGACGACTGGCGTGACATTTTGACTAACGGTCCTCACCAACGGCCACCTGTCAGCTGACGCGTGGTCGAGGAAATCGAGCAGGGCAAAGGACGGCTTTTGATTTTTGTGCACACAGACTTTTTTCTGGTGACCCCGCTTTTTCATGCCACGCTTTTTGTGGCCACTAAATGTCAGTGTCGAGCCACCAGAAGTCCTCGTCACTCATCAACTGGCGTTGCTGGTTGACAGGTTGGTTGTACTCCTCATTGACCAAATCTAGAAATCTGGCCCACTTTTCGGCATCCTCGTAAAGGTTTGAGATCCGCTCCTTACTGATCGCCAAAACCAGCCTTGACTTCTCCGAGGTGTCACAGCCAAGGTCATTGAGCACCCACAAAAAGCGGCTCGTGTAGAAGCGCCTTATAGTAGTGATGCCATCCTTGTCTAGCACTCGCAGAGGACACACAAAGATGTGACCATTGTCGTCACTTGAAAAGGCCTTGAAAACCCACAACGGCACTTCCTTCATCGCAGCCTCGAACGACATTTGGGTCATCTTACGTCGGCTGATTAGTCACTGGAGTTGGATGGCGCCGCCAACAGACGACGAATGGTTTGAGCTCATTAATTCGTCCACGACGATTGCACCAAAGAGCAAGGTCACGTACTGTAAACATGTGCGCGGCGTCCAAAAGCTTTGCGGGGGTTCTTCACTCTCGCAAGTCATGTTCGAGCCTGACCGGATCTTCCCGAAAATCGAGAGACTGATGCCTAAGGTCCAGCGCCATGTCCTCGCGGCCGTCCTCTGTCTTTTTAAACGTGGCGAAGAGCATCGCCTCTTTCGCCGCTGCGATGCTCATGTGGCCACTCCCCACCGGCAGTACCTCGAAGCGCTTTCCGGCTGCCACCGTATCCTCAACGGCCACCTCGACGACAATCTCTCGACGCACCGCGAAATCGAGGCGGCGGCAACGCTGCGCGAGTGGATGAACGCACACGAGAGGATGCAAGACACTGACCCCCACTCGCAGGACGCCCTTCTGATTGCCTTCCAAACACTAGCACTTCCGCCCCTTCGCGGCAGCGACCTATCTCACATCCGCATTGGACCGCAGATGACAGGTAACTACATGATGGTGCGGCCAGATGGATCCGGTGAGCTTGTGATCCGCGACCACAAGACCGCTCGCTACTATCCGCGCCTTGAACGCAACCTGCCGCGCATCTTGGTTGAGATGGTTGAACGCTCCATTGCAGCCGAACCTCGCAACTGGCTCTTCTCGGCGCGCAATGGAAGCGCCTACTCGGCCTCGGGCTTTCTCAAATGGAAGACCATAGTGTTTGCGCGCGCGTTCGGCGGTCGGCCTGTGACCAGCAACTCGCTGCGCCACGCCTTTGTGACTGAGCGCATCCATGGAAACGCCAACCTATCTACAAACCAAGCTCGCGCCATTGCATCGTCTATGGGTCACTCTCTTGGTATGCAGCGGCAATACGTGCGATTGAACCCTCAAGGGAGGTATGAACCCTCCTAGGAAGTCTGCGTCGCAGCGTCCGGCGCGCCAGACTCTGCAGCTGCAGCCTCGACTGCAGTACCATCCGCAGGAGTCGTAGGCGGAGCAGGAGCAGATGCAAGGCGCTGACGAAGGCGGCTGCTCTTTGCATATTGGCGCTCGCGCGCGCGGCGCTCCTCGCAGCGCTGGCACGGCCGGGGCTTGACAACGCGGGGCTTCTTGGGGCTGGGCTTGACCTCGCCTGCCTCGCCAGCGGCAGGGGGCTCCGAGGCATCCGCCACGCCAGGCGCGAAGACCGAGGCCTCTGTGATGGGCACAGCAGGGTCGGTCGACGTCGCCTCACTCGGAATATGCTTAGGCTTACTCTGCTTGACGCGCGGCATTTCCAACGGCGAAGAGGCGTGCTTCAGCAGACGAGTGATTTGACGCTTGGTTGGGTTCTAGACATTAAACCTGCTCTCGTAAGCAGCGACGTTTGAGCGCAGGTTTGGAGAATCGCCCCACAAAAGGTAGTAGGACAGAAACCCTGCCTTGCGTGGGTTGTGTGTAGCAAGATCCTTTCTGTGGCGCGTGCGATACCTGTCGCGCTGCGCCTTGTCGCGCGTCAGCGTGTAGTCATCCATGCCCTTTGAGCCGAACGACGTCGACTTACCGTCCTTGAAGGTGGCAGTCCACTTGTGCACGCCGTCACGCGCGGGAGTGACCTTCATTGTAAAGGAGTAAGTGTTTCGAGGTGAAGTATAGAGTTTGGGCGGTGGTCTCGGTCCGTCTATAAGGTCACCCCGAAACACTTGCATGACCGTTGGCGCGCGCGCGCCATGGCTCACCGGTACAGGTGCAAGGTGCCGGCCGGTGCCTTCTGTGCGGCCAAGCGGATGAAGATTCGGCAGGCACAGCGTGCGCGCGCAGAGAGCGGGCGCGTCTACCTACGCCCCGCGGTCCAGTTCGTGCGCCGAGAGGTAGAGGCGCAACGGAAGGCGGCTGAGGCGTTGGTCGCGTGTAAGGCGTAAGACGTACATATAGCAACATGGCCCACTGAGATGATCAGCTGATTGAGCGGGTCAGGCGACAAGTAGTGTAGTCGGAGGGTGATGTCTTGATTCGCTGTCTGTAGATGGATTACGTACGCCGGTCCTACAGACTGCCACTACACCTCTTGTCTATCAGACAGGTCATTAAGCAAGCACTCACGTTATCGCAATGGGTTCGCGACCCTATGAGCCCTGCGAGAGATAATGCTGACGGTGACCTTCCTTTTGCTCGGGTGCGCGTGCTGACGCGCGCGCGCCTCTTTTTGCCCATGCACACGCGCGCGCTTCTTTTTGCCCGGGTGCGCGTGCTGACGACGCGCGCGCGCCTCCTTTTGCCCATGCACACGCGCGCGCTTCTTTTTGCCCGTGCACACACCTCCCGCGACGTCCCCACACTCTCCCCTGCCGCTCCCGCTTTTTTTTGCTCACACGCGCGGCCCCGCGCGCGCGCCGTGCGCCGCCGACGCGTAGTGCTCGACCGCCTCGGTCATGTTCGCGAAGACGTAGTCGCACGCCGTGCAGTACTTGTGGTTGGTGCGCGGCATGGCCAGCATGGCGTCCGCGGCCTTGCGCGCCTGCGCGGCGAGCTGCACCGCCTTGAAGTTGGGCATGGGCTGGTAGCTTGACGAGCTTGAGCTTGAGCTTGAGCTTGAGCTTGAGCTTGAGGCCGCGGCCGCCGCGAGGGGCGCGCCGCCGCCCCCGCCCGCGGCATGCAGCATGGCGTGCTTCGCGACCAGGTTGCCCATCTGGGGGAAAGGCTGGAAGGGGTGCGGCATGGGGCGCGCGCGCTTGGCGCCAACGAGCGCGCTGTCTTGGGGCTCCGAGTCTTCGTCCTCCTCGTCGTCGCTTGAGCCCGAGATGGCCTCGAAGCGGTCGATGTTGGAGGGCGGGTCAGGCGGGAAGCGCTGCGCGGCGCGCCCGCCGCCCGCCAGGCGCAGCGCCTGCTCGCGCTCCTTGAGGGAGTTGTTGGCCTTCTTGGCCGCGGCCAGGCTGCCCGTCAGCTGGTTGATGCGGCGCGCCTGCTTGTCGTTCTCGAGCGCCTGCTCCGCGATCTGCTGGCCCAGCTTACCGGTCTCGTCAATGACGACCCGCACCTTGTCCTTGAAGCTGTCGATGAGCTTCTCCAGGTACTCGAAGCGCTCGTCGAGGCGGCCAAGCCAGGTGCTTGGGTCGAGGCTAGGAAGCTTGGAGCTGAGCGCGTCGAAGTCCTCCTTGAGCTTGGTCAGCTTGCCGGTCATGGCGGCAAGCATCTCGGACTGCTCCTCGAGCTTCCAGGCAAAGCCCTCGACCGTCGTCTCGATGAGCTCCTTCGTGGTGGTGTTGTTGGCCTCGAGCGCCTCCTTGATGGCCGGCTTGAGGATGTCCTTGAAGAGCATGAAGCTCGTCTGACTGGGGCCCTCACGCTTGACCTCGCCGAGGTCGAGGCGCATGCGCGGGTCGCTGTCGACCTCCGTGCCAGGAAGGCTTGGCATGCCAACCTCGATTCCGCCGCCTGCGGCCTCGGCCTCGTAGGTGCGCAGGCGCTCGGCGCTTAGCGGCACAGTTGTGCTGCCCGGGCCGCGACTCGGCGAGTTGAAGGGGCGAAGCTCCATGGCTGACGTCTATAAAGGAAGCGGAAAAGAAGGCGGTCAGTTACCAAGCGTCAACTTTTTTTTGTCTAATTGGTAGGAGAGGGTAGGTCGGTAATCCTTCGTGATCAAGGACCGTTAGTGAATGTAGTAAGACAGTCCCAACCCCCACTTTCTCAAGGTGGGGGCCCAGGGACGCCATTCTTACCGTGTCTTACTACACTACCGACCCACCCTCTAGCTACTCTTGCCTCCTCATAGGTAGCATGGGCCTGCGGGCGAGCTCGAGTCGGGGGCGCGTCAAAAACGCGTCGTTTGACGCGTCAAAAACGCTTACCGTGCCTTCTAAGATTATAGGGGCCAGGACCCACTGGGTCAATACCTTGAAGACCCGAGCCTTCCCCAGTGGGTCCAAAGCCACAAATTTCCCCCCCTCCTACCACTAAAAT